GCGCAGTAGTGCTTAGACATGCGAGCGATGCAAACGCCCTCTGTGTCAGCAGCCTTGCACTTACGCCCGTCAAACTTAGGCGCAGCCATCCAGAACCAGCCGTGCTTGTTAAGCACTTTTTCATAAACAGATTTTGGCAATCCGTTTCGAGCTGACTTTTTATTGCCAGCATCCTTGTTGGCTTGAGCCAACTCTTTGTAGCAGGCTTCATAATCGAGGCCCAGCGCGATCGACATGGCGCGGACGCCGCAGTCGCCTGCGGATCCTTTACGGCCAGTGGCGGCACGGCCACCATCGTTGAATGTGAAGTTTGGATTAGTCATGTGGTGCCCTCCCTGAGCATTGTGGGGAGCCGAAGCTCCCCGTGTTAATTATGCGTGATACTTGCGAAGCTCTTCCCAGTCATTTGTAAGAGCGTACACAGCACCTTCGTCGTGGTGTGCCAAGCCCTCGGCTACCAGAGACCCAAATGTGCCTTCCGCTTGTTTCTGGCTCCAACCAGCATTAACAAGGTCAGACGCCTCTACCCATGTGAAGGGATCGCCCATCAAGTCGTTGATGTTTTTGCCGCCCATATTGTTCAAGCAGGATTTGATAAGTGCTGTCATTGCGGCGGCTTGGTTTTCAGTAAGTGTCATGTCCGTGTTCCTTTTGTTTGTGTCTATACAGTTAACCTAATGTTAACATCTAGAGACTTCAAGCACTAAATTGCAATAATGTGGCCATCTGCAAACTTTTTTGTTATCCTGCGCGTGTGACCGGCTATCCACCCAGCCGAGATCGAGCGCTTACGCTCACCCCGCGGCCGCATCCTCCCTTGCGGCTGCGGGGTTACTTCAGCGGCTTTTTGCTGTATTATGGGATAAATGAGGGACGAGGGGACGCGGTTTCATGGGTATTCTGGACGACTTGGCAATGGGGTTCGGGCTCAAAGAAAAGGACCGGGACTACTACGACCGCACTGCGGCCACTATAGGGCGCAACCAAGGATCTGCCGCGAGCGACAAGTATGTGTCTGGCTTAGGCGATAAGTACAAAGCCGCCCCAAACTATTCCACTGCCATCGGTCCGTCGTTGAGCGACTTCCGTCAGGTGCCCAACACTGGCTCTGGCGCCAACCCATACGACGCCTCCGGCAATTTGCGGCCAGACTATAAGCCCGGATCGGCGGCGCAGCGCTACAAGGACGTCGGACGCCCCCAGCCCGGCACACTTCAACACACTATTGTCAACTCTCCAAGTGTCTTGGGTCTACTCGCCAACATCTTTGGCGGCTACAAGCCGATCCAACCGCAGGGCGAGCTGCGGTCTTCTTATAAACCGCAGGGCGTTAACGCGGCTCTGGCCGGTGCGCCGGCACCCGCGGCTACTAAGGATTACGGCGGATACACGCCAGAGCCGGTCACGGCGAAACCACTTCTTCCGCCAGCGCGGACCGAAATGAGCGCGTTCGGATTTTCTCCCGACCAGCCTAACAGCGACCCAGACGTCCAGCTTGAGGCGTTCACCGGCCAGCCCAGCGCCGGACCCGAGTTTGACGCGTTTATAGAGATGACTGCGGATTTCCCTGATTTCGATGGTATTCGCGACAACCGTGACCTAATGATGGACGTTTTCCAGAAATACAAAGCCATGCACAGGGGTGCAAAATAATGCCTGACCTAGACTTCAAGTCACTGCTAGACGCGATCCAACGCCAAGAGAGCAGCCGCAACCGCGACGACCCAAACGCCCCGACGGAAGACCTTGACAAGCTAGTGCACCCGAGGAGCGGAGCCCGCGGCATTATGCAGATAAAGCCGGACACGGCGATGAAGCCGGGCTACGAAAGAAGCGGAGCCAGCAACATATTTGACGTTGCCGAAGAGATGGGCTTTGGCCCGTTTGATCGCACAGAGGGCGTGGCCAAAGAGTTACTTGATACTCCGGAAATTAGCCGTGAGTTCGCGTCTAGATACTTGGCGGCGATGTTGGTCGAAATGGGCGGCAACGTCGACCAAGCTGTAGCGGCCTACACCGCCGGCCCTGGTGCAGTAAAGTCGGGTGGCGCTAAATACGAAAACCTCCCGCATGATGACGACCGCACCTACGTCAGCAACGTGCGCCAATACTACAATCAGGCGACCGGCGACACATATCCGCTAACCATGTCACCGCGACCGCGCATGCGCCCAAGAGGATTACTAGACTAATGGATCTACGCCAATACGTCCCACCAGAGTTTCGCGGTGCCTACGACATGGCCAGCAGCGCGGGAGGCGGCATCTACAGCCTCCTCAGATCGTTCCAGCAAGACCCAGCCGGCACGAACAAGGCGATGGGCCGTGGCATGATCGACAGCGCTGTCGGCTTCGCGCAGGATCCGGTGGGCACGGTTAAAGATTTTGCCGGCACAGTCGGGCGCGGATTGACCTACACCGCAAAAGACAAGCTGATGGAGATGTATGGCGTTCAGCCCGGAGATGCAGAGCCATATATGTTTGAGGAGGCTAATCGATCTCTAGCTGAGGACAGGAATGCGGCTGTGGGGGCTTTTGCCTCTGTAATACCCGGAGTTGGACCTGCCACTCGAGCTGCTAGTCGCCTGGAGGTTGATCCAAACGCAATGGGTTCACTTCTCGGCAATGTTAGAGTAAAGCCCAAAAGTAACGGAGGCGGAATACTTGGCAACGGCGGTCCTGTCGCGCCATTCGCGCTTGAGAGCGTAGACCTGCCCGCACACTCCAGGCCAGAATGGTCGGGGCGAGCAGAGAACCGCACGACGCCATACCCAAGATACGAGCCCGCAAAAGGCACGACAGCGCGGATGGCGCGGCTAGACGAAAAGATTGCAAACCCAAATGATCCGATAAATCGAATTTTTGATAATTACATCGAAAAGGGCAAGACGCTCGGCGGGGAAAGCTGGTATAACACTGAGGAGCTGCGCGACTGGTTCCGTGCATCACTAGGTGACACAGATGGCGACAGGCAGTGGCGAGAATACATGGAGCTGATTGGGACCACGTCGACCGGCGCCAAGGTTCCTCAGAACATCCGAATGGCGTCGTTTTATCGCGCCTTGGAGCCCGAGGCTCGCGCCGACGTAGCGAGATACGTCAAGGAGAACGGCGTCACGCCCGTCAAGGCAATGCAGGCTTTAGGATATGATGTTCCTAATCTTCCCGACGGGTTTGGCTACGGTCACCTAAAACAGCGAAACCAAGCTGGAAACGTGCTCAACCGAGAAATGGGCACCTGGGAGCGTGAAGTTCCCGAGGGGCTCACTGGCGCAGCGCGCACGCGCTGGCTCCAAGCAAACCCGAAGGTCAAGGGTTTTGGCAATGACCTACTGGGCGACGACACAAATATTGCGGCAGATATGCACTTTATGCGTATGTTGGGGATGGCCGACGGCGGAGTTGATTTTTTAAGCGACAAAGCGGCACTGTCCATCGACAATATGTCTCAAGTAGTGTCGGCATACGGGCCAAAGATCAAAAAATATGTTACGACGCGACAGGTCAACGGAAAAGATGTAAGCACAATAAATCTCAAAAAAGCAGCCAACGATGGAGTAATTAAAGACACCACTCCATTCCAGTCCATGCCCACAGCGTGGTCAGATACTCCGTCTGCTACAGAGTATGCAGCATACGAGAGTATGGCCAACAGGGTCGCGGAGCGTTACGACATGACCCCAGCGCAGTTCCAGGCATCATTGTGGATGGGAGCCGGCGACATAACCGGCCTGGCTGATGCGAGCCAGGGTACGTTTATGGAGCTATTCCGACGATCTCTTGATAGCCGGGCGGTTGATCGCGGCCTGACCCGACGCGAAATGTTAAACGATTTCCTCAAAAACAAGGCCACACTGGCAATACCAGCCGCCGGTGGGCTTTTATCCGCGCAATATTATGGCGAGCAAAATCAACAATAGGGGCCACAAGATGGACTATGAAATGGACAAAATGGCCTCCGATCTCGAGGCGGAAATGAACCCGGACGCGATGGACGAGGTAGAGTTGCAGGGCATCGTCGGGCGCGAGCTTGAGGATGCGATTGACTACGTCGACAACTACATTAGCCCCGCGCGCTCACTGGCAACGAAATACTACCGAGGCGAGCCCTTCGGCAACGAGGAAGACGGCCGCAGCCAAGTCGTGAGCATGGACGTGCGCGACACAGTCAACGCGGTGATGCCATCCCTGATGCGCGTGTTCCACGGCTCCGACGAGAGCGTGTCATACATCCCGACCGGGCCCGAGGACGTCGAGGCCGCACAGCAGGCGACAGACTACGCAAACTTTATCATGAACGGCGACAACAACGGCTTCTTGGTCATGCAGGCCGCATTCAAGGATGCGCTGATCCGCAAGGTCGGCATCATCAAGTGTTTTTGGGAAGACAAGACCGAAGTCGAGACCTACAACTTGACTGGCCTCGATGACGCCGCCCTCGCGGCACTTGCAGCCGAGACAGACGCGCAGATCACTGTGCAGAAGTCGGAGATGATCGGCGAGCCTCAGATCGACCCGCAGACCGGCGAGTTTATCATCCCGCCGCAGATCCACGACGTCACAGTCCAATATGTGCGTCCAGACGGCCGCGTGCAGGTCGAGGCGGTGCCACCAGAAGAATTCTTGATCTCGCGTGAGGCGAAAGACATCGAGACGGCAAACTATGTTGCCCACCGGCGCATCATCACGGTCTCAGAGCTGATCGCTATGGGATACCGCGAGGAAGACGTCGAGGGCTTGGCTTCAGCTAACGACGACATGAATACCAACGTCGAGCGCCGCACGCGCAACCCGGCCCTGACCAACGAAATGAACGCCCGCAACGACGACGCGATGCGCAAAGTCTTGTACGTTGAAAACTACATCCGCGTCGACTTCGACGGCGACGGGATCGCAGAGCTGCGTAAAATTTGCACTGCCGGGGACGGCAATAAAATTTTACATAACGATGCGGTGACTATGCCGCCGTTTGCGTCGTTCTGTCCCGAGATGGAGGCGCACGACTTTTATGGGTCGTCGCTGGCTGACGCCGTGATGGATGTGCAGCGCATCAAGTCAAACATCATGCGTAACACGCTCGACAGTCTGAGCCAAAGCATAAACCCGCGCCTGGCGATCGTCGAGGGCATGGTAAATCTCGAGGACTGTCTGTCGACCGAGAACGGCGCCATCATCCGCCAGCGTTCTCCTGGACAAATCACGCCAATGAGCATCCCGTTTGTGGGCCAGTCTGCGTTCCCGGTGTTGCAGTACATGGACGACGTCAAGGAGGCACGCACAGGCATTTCTAAAGCCTCAATGGGCTTAGACGCATCTGCACTCCAGAGCAGCACTGCCGGCGCTGTAAACGCCACTGTGGCGGCCGCACAGCAGCACATGGAGCTGATCGCCCGCGTATTTGCCGAGACTGGCATGAAAAACCTGTTCAAGCTGATCTTGCACCTCATCACCACGCACCAGGACCAGCCGCGTATGGTTCGCCTGCGCAACAAATTTGTGCCCATTGATCCGCGCGCCTGGAACGCAGATATGGATGTCTCGGTCAACGTGGCCCTCGGCCGCGGCACTGACACTGAGCGAATGATGATGATGCGCCAGATCGGCGAGATGCAGAAGGAGGCTATGGCCACTATGGGCCAGGTCAATCCGCTGACCGACATCTCCAAGCTGTCCAACACGCTCAAGTCGATGACTGAACTGGCGGGCTTCAAGGATACGTCGCAATTCTGGAGCGATCCGGCGGCGTTCAAGCCACCGCCGAAAGACGACAAGCCGGACATCAACGAGCAGCTCATCCAGGTGCAGATCCAGCAGATCCAAGCGGACATGCAGAAAAAAGCAGCTGAGTTGCAGCTCAAGCGTGAGAAGATGCTAATGGACGACGACCGCGAGCGCGACAAGCTCGAGGCCGACCTGTACGTTAAGGCGGAGGAAATGCAGGCCAAGTATGGCACGCAGATGAACGTCGAGCGCATCCGCGGAGAGATGGCTATCAATCGCGAGGTTATGAAGGGTCAGGCGGACGTGATCCGAGAGGGCATACGCGATGAAGTCTAAGCAGCAAATCATTGATGACGGGAATAGCGCCGATCGCTTGTTGCGTGACACTGATCTGGCTCGTTTTCTGGACGAGATCGAGCAAGAGTGCTGGGGCGACTTCAAGTCGACCGCGACCAGCGATAGCGACGGCCGCGAGGCTGTCTACATGAAATTGCAAGGCGTCGACGCGGTGCGTCGGTCGCTGCGCGCAATGGTGGATAATGCGGCTATTGAAAAAAAGCAGAAATAGCGGCATAATAGGAGAATAAGCAAATGGCAGAAAACAACACCCCGAATGGGATTGGATTGTCAGAAGCACAAAATGCAATCAGCGCTATGATGGCACCTCAAGAGGATAATGCCACAGAGGTTGATGCGCAGGCAGAAGAGACGGAAGTCTTAGAAGCCGAAATGCTCGACGAGGAAGAAGGGGAAGAGACCCCGGAAGCCGAGGCGAGCGATCTTGATGGCGAAGACGAAGCGGATGAGGACGACGACACTTCTCAAGATTTTGACATTATGGCGGCAGCAGTCGACGTGAATGGCGAAGAGAAAACGGTCGAAGAGCTTAAAAGTGGATATCTGAGGCAGCAGGACTATACCCGTAAAACCCAAGCACTAAGCGAGGAGAAGAAAGTCTTCGCCGAGCAAAGAGCCGCGGTGGATCAGGAACGCGCACAGTACGCTGAAGCGCTGCCCATGTTGGCGCAGCAAATTCAGCAATCAGTGGAGCAGGAGCCGGATTGGGACACCCTGTATGACACAGACCCCGCTCTGGCCGCGAAGGCGGAGCGTCAATGGCGCAAGCAGCTTGAAGATAAGCAGAAGCAACTTCAAGCCGTGCAAACAGAGCAGCAGCGCATGCAGCAGCTCCATCAACAACGGATGGATCAGGCACGCGCACAATTTGTGGATCAACAGCGGGAAGTTCTTCCTGACCTGATCCCCGAATGGAGAGACACGAAAGTTGCGGCTCAGGAGGCCGGAGAAATTCGTGAGTTCTTGTTGCAGACCGGATTTCCGGAGCAGGACATTGACGGAATGAATAGCGCCTTGCTGGTCAAAATGGCCAGATTGGCAATGCTACAAGCCCGTGGAGCAAACCGAGCTGACAAGGCGAAGGCCAAGCCTAAGCCAGCGAAGGGGAGCAAAACGATGCGAGCAGGGTCACGCGGTACGCAACCTAAGCCCAAGAATGCGGTGCGTGAAGCGCAACAGCGTCTAAAGAGTACCGGCCGCGTCAATGATGCCGCAGCCGCCATCAAAGCCTTATTGTAGGAGAATATACAATGGCAATCGTAGCAAATACGTTCACTTCCTTTAGTGCCAAGGGCATTAGGGAGGAGCTATCTGATATTATTAGCAATATCAGCCCAGAAGACGTCCCCCTCCAGTCGAATATCGGATCCGAAAGCGTGTCCAACACATATTTCGAGTGGCAGACGGACACGCTGTCCGCCGCCAGCTCTACAGCCGTCATCGACGGCGACGACGTGGCATCGTTCGACAGCACATCCGCCACCACGCGCATCGGCAACTACACGCAAATCGCGCGCCGTACTTTGATCGTCGCAGATAACCTTGCAAATCAAGATCTTGCAGGGCGCAATGACGAGAAGAGCTACCAAATGGCAAAGCGGGGCAAGGAGCTAAAACGCGACATCGAAAAGGTCTTGTGTGAAAACAACGCCCGCGTCGCTGGCAACTCCTCAACCGCTCGTGAGACCGCAGGTCTAGGCGCTTGGATCGCCACAAACACCAGCAAAGGTGCAACTGGCACAGATCCAACCGCTACTGACGGCTCAGACGCCCGTAACGACGGCACGCAGCGCGACTTGACCGAAGCAATGGTTAAAGACGTGATGCAGCAGGCCTTTACAGCCGGCGGAACTCCATCGCTCTTGATGGTCGGCCCTTACAACAAGACTGTTGTATCTAACTTTGCCGGTATCGCCGCACAGCGCTACCAAGCGCCGTCAGATGGCCCAACAACCATCATCGGCGCCGCTGACGTCTATTTGTCAGACTTCGGCACTTTGTCTGTGGTTCCAAACCGCTTCCAGCGTGAGCGTGACGCCTTCTTGCTCGACCCAGAGTACGCATCTGTGTGCTACCTGCGTCCGATCCAAGCAGTTGATCTTGCCAAAACTGGCGACGCAGAAAAAGGAATGGTTCTCGCAGAGTTCGGCCTCAAAGTTGAAAACGAAGCAGCCCACGGCGGCGTCTTCGATCTCAACGTATCATAATACGGCGGGGCGGCTTCGGTCGCCCCATCTACTTGGAGTGGGTGAATGAAGAGACTATTTGATCACGATCCGGCAACCGGGACAAAGAAGTTCTGGCATGTGACGGCTAAGGGGGAATACGTCGTCGAGACTGTCCAAGAAATGGATCAGATCGTCGACGCGAATAAGCGCGCATACAACAGCGCGGGCGACCGCTGGGGCGAGAAACTCAACAGGGTGGCATCACTGCCGCTTTCAGTGTATTATCGCCTCAAGCGTGAGGGTATCGCAGACGATCCCAAACGATTGGCGAAGTGGTTGAACGATGGCGACAATCGCGTGTTTAGGACGAGAGGCGGCACACTGTGAGTATTACGACCTACGCGGAGCTAAAGACATCCATCGCAGACTTTTTGGATCGCGATGATTTGGCGTCGAAGACTGGGACATTCATTTCTCTTGCTGAAGCTGAAATTTTCCGTGACTTGCGCCACTGGCGTCAAGAAAAGCGCGTGAAGACTAGCGTGGATGAGCAGTACGAAAATCTTCCGACTGACTGGCTCCGCATCAACAGCGTGCAGCACACTGGCGGAGGTTTGATTTCGTCCGTATCCGCGTCGGAGATGCAGCGCCTGCGCGCGGGCAGCGCCACCACTGGTAAGCCAAGGTACATGCGCCTGATCGCAAACCAAATTGAGTTGTATCCAGTCCCAGATCAGTCTTACTCAGTCGAAATGACGTATCTGGCCCAAACGCCGGCATTGACTGACGCCGCGCCATCAAACTGGCTGCTAGAATATGCGCCAGACCTTCTACTTTATGGAGCCCTAAAGCACTCCGCTCCTTACCTTGGTGAGGATAGCCGACTGGCAGTGTGGGGCAGCTTATATGCATCCGGCATTGAGGCGTTAAACTCCGAGGCTGAGAGCGCTGTTGTGTCTGGCCCACTTTCAATGAGGATACCGCGATAATGGCAACCACGACTTGGACTCAAGACGCCGGCATGACTTCCCCCACAGAGGCGGACAATGTAGAAAACTATTCCGAGGCAGCCGAGGCGTCGAAAGACGCTGCCGCTGCGTCTGCCACGGCAGCCGCTGGCAGCGCTGCGTCTGCATCTGGCTCCGAGACCACGGCATCCACAAAGGCTACTGAGAGCGCAGCGAGCGCCACAGCTAGTAACGTAAGCGCCGCACTGGCGATGACATTGTCGACGGCCGCTGGCGCTTCAAAGGTTGCCGCGGAGACCGCAGAGACCAATGCCGAGACAGCGGAGACAAATGCGGAGACCGCTCAGACTGCGGCGGAGGCAGCGCAAACCGCTGCTGAAGCAGCCGAGACTGGCGCCGAGACCGCGGAGACCAATGCAGAGACGTCAAAGACCAATGCTGCGGCCAGCGCTACCGCTGCCGCCACGTCAGCCACCTCGGCTTCTGGATCTGCGACATCGGCTTCGACGCAGGCAACGAATGCAGCAACCAGCGCCACGCAAGCTGCCGGGTCAGCCATAGCGGCAGCCGCAGCGCAGACCGCTGCCGAGACAGCCGAAACCAATGCTGCTTCTAGTGCATCTGCTGCATCTACAAGCGAGACTAACGCAGCATCTTCGGCTACGTCTGCATCTACTGACGCAAGTACGGCAACGACTAAGGCAAGCGAGGCATCTGCTTCTGAGGTTGCTGCTGAGGCTGCTAAGGTTGCGGCTGAGGCTGCGCTTGATGAGTTTACAGACATCTATCTTGGGGCTAAGTCTTCAGATCCTACATTGGATAACGATGGGAATGCTCTTAGCATTGGGGACCAGTATTTTAATACAGTTTCAAGCATATTAAAAATCTACAACGGTTCGTCTTG